ATCTCTCAGGGAGCCGACACCATGACCACCAAAGACACACTAGCGCTTGCGCTGGAGGCGCTGGAGTATGCGCAGACTGGAAACCGCAGGCCCGAAATAATTGGCGCAGCCATCGCCGCCATCAAGCAAGCGCAAGAGCCGGTGGAAAGTCGCAGCCTGAAGCTTGCCAAGCAACAGTGGGAGCATTGGAAGCAATACGCACTGGAGTTGCAGGAGCGCTTGGTTAAGTACGAAGGTGGCGCGCCTATGGTGTTGAATGCCGCAGAGCCAGCACCCAAGCAAGCGGAGCAAGCGCAAGAGCCGGTCGGGTACACGGATAACACCGGCAGGGCATTTGCCGTGAAATGGAGCGGCGTACTGCCACCGAACATCACACTCTACGCAGCACCCAAACAAGCGGAGCCAGAAGCATGACCGACATCATCAAACTGGCTAGAGAGGCTGGAGCCGTCACGCTTCCAAGTGGAGAGGCGGTATTCCATTCGGCGCTATCGCTTGGGCGCTTTGCGGAGCTTGTAGCCAAGCAAGCGCAAAACCTTGAAATGCTGCGCATGATCGCCACCCGCGCCCGCAACTTCCCAAACTACCCGCTGGGCTATCACATCCCCGAAGTGTTCGCCGCAGTGGGGGAGCAGCCACCGGAGCCGCAAGCGCAAGAGCCGGTGAACGTGTGGCAACGTGCAGTTGATGACGAGCTTGTTTCGGCGCACCTTGGAATTGCAAACAACGATGCGACCTATGCGCAGGCCAAGTTAAAGCTGCACGAATTGATTTGCTGGAGCATTCAGGTTGATAAAGACCTATCAGCACCCAAACAAGCGGAGCCAGAAGCATGACCGACATCATCAAACTGGCTAGAGAGGCTGGGTTCCATGTTGGCGATCAATTCAGCCCAGCAGGTAGCCAAGAGGCTTTGGAGCGCTTTGCGGAACTTGTAGCCAAGCAAGAACGGGAGGCTTGCGCAAAGGTCGCAGATGGCTTTGCAGAGACTAGCCAATATCAAACACAGCGCAAATTAGCTGAATGGTGCGCAAGCAAGATTCGCTCACGCGCAAAGGAGCAGACATGAGCGACACACTGAAACTCTCGGCGCTCACACGTAACGAAGCTGGTGAAGAGTCCATTAGAACATTGACCGCAAGAGAAAGAGATTCCGAGATCATTTCTGATGACGACTGCATGCTCATGTTTGACATGGCTTGCACGAAGTGCGGCCTAACCCGAATCAGCAACATCACGCAGGAGTATGTATGACCAGCGACGGAGGAAAGGCACTAAACAAAAGATACAGGGCACCTCGCGTTTACACAGCAGATGAAATCACTGCTTTTCGGCGAGCTTTTCTTGATGTCTTTGAGTACAAAGAAGGGATGCTTTTTTGGAGAGTAAAGGTCTCTGACAAAGTAAACGTTGGCGATAGAGCCGGAAGTCTTATGCGCGGTGTTGGTCGCAGAAGAATAAGACTCAACAACGTAGTATGGCAGGAACACAGGGTCATATATCTAATGATTCATGGGTACTTGCCAAATGAAATTGATCACATTGATTGCAATCCATTGAACAACAAGATCGAAAACTTGCGACCAGCTACGAGACTAAGCAATGCTTGGAACCAAAGAGTCAGCACTAGGAATAGATCAGGTTTTAAGAATGTTCATTGGAAAAAAGACAAAAGGAAGTGGAAGGTGGAAGTGCGATCAGAGAACACAGTTCACTTCGTTGGGTACTTTGATGACGTTGAAAAAGCAAACCTTGCGGCAATTGCGGCAAGAAATCACTTCCATAAGGAGTTTGCAAATCATGGGTAATTCATCAAATGGCGGCAAGGGCGACCGCCAAAGGCCCACAGACCACGAAGCATTTAGCAAAGCCTTTGAACGCATCTTTGGCAAGAAGCCTAGCGAAGATCAGCAGGCACAAGGACATTGCTCTACTCTCTCGGGTGTACTACCGCGAGAAAGCAGAGGACATATCGCTGCTGATCTGAAGCATTCGCTATTCGTGAATAGAGTAATGAATAGCTTTGTGAATAGCTTAGGGGGCTAGCAGGCCGCGCAGTATCAGGCTATTGATTGGCACGTCATAGCTATCCTCGGGGAAGGTAGCGCGTCGCTGTGCTGCGTCCATGTTCATGCGGGCTTGCGTTGCTCGGGCTTCGGCTTCACCGGCTAGGCGCTCATATGCACCGTTTTGCGCTTGCTCATAGTACGGAATCCGCTCTGTTTTTGTCATGCTGTCCCAAGGCTTGAGAGGCGCGGAGCCAGAAAACAACTCAGCCAAAAGTGGGTCATCGTAGGCATTTGCGGAGTTTTCGTAGGTCTTGCGAGCGTGGCCGGTCAGCTCATCCCATGTGAGGCCGTTGCTACCTGGACTCCCGCCTTTTGCAAATCCTTCGCGCTGCTGTATAGCGTGTTGCAACTCATGCAGGGTGACGCTCTCCGCAGAGTCGCCCATTTTTGCCGAATAAGGGTCGGAAATAGAGACCATACGGTCAGCGTCTTGATAACTTCCAGTAACTGAGGGGCCAGAGCCCTCAACCTTAAAGCGTGTAGCGCTCTGCTCTGGGTAGGCTTTGTAAAGGGGTGCGTGGTCTAGAGCGCTGCTCATTGCTACGCCTTTAGTACGGCTTGCAGCCTCATCAAACACATCAGCAAACTGCGCGGGGTCGCTCACATTAGAGCGCCTGAACTTGGCTGCGTTGTCCGGTATCTCCTGCCTCCACATACCATCCGGCCCCTTCCATGTGCCGGTTTCGCTCCAAATCTTGCGGGGGTCTGTGCCCTTCTTTGCCAGTTCTTGCGCTTTGGCTGCTGCTGCTTTGTCCCATGTCTGCGACTTCGGGCCTACAAACATACCCGCCATGCCCACCTGAGAGCCATAGTCCGCAAGCTCTTTAAGCGCGTTCTTACGCACTTCAGGCGCAACGTATCGGCCTGCTGGCATTACGTCTTTCATCAGTGCAAGCAGCTTGTTTTGATCTTCGCCAAGTCGGGTAACGCCTAGCTCAAGCGTTCCCATAGGGTCAGCGAGTAAGCCGTTTACCTTGCGTTTCAGGCCGTTGCCGTAGCTGAATGCGTCTGCTAGTAGTCCCATGATTAAGCCTCGATCATTCCGACATCACACCGATGCCGTTCAATTTCGCCGTGTTCAATGTGGTGCGTGATGCACTGCATATCCCGCCCTGCCCTGTAGCCGTGTCCCGCTGCATAGGCGTCTTTTGCCGCTAGGGTGCGGAACGACTCGCACACAACGCCGGGGAACTCCTTAACGCTCTTGTGGTGAACGTGTCCGGTGTACCAATAACGATGTTTGGTGCGCCCCCATGCTTGCGCCTTGTCGCATGCCATCACGCCTAGGAGCGCTTCATGCTTCACCGTGTCGCCGTGGGTTGCGCCAATCAGCACATTTCCAAATTCGTGAAACCAGAATTTAGAGGGTGACAGGTCAACCGTTACCCGAGGGTTATCAGCAAAATACGCCTGAATGGTGAAGGCCAGCGCCCACACTGCCTGCGGGTCATGGTTGCCAGAGACAAACCGCACAATTACCTTCTGGTGCTTTTCCAGCGCCTTGATGACTGCATAGCGGTAGGTTTCAATCCCAATGCCTAGCACCTTCACAAAGCGCGAATCAACGTCGAGCTGGTGCTTGTGTCCTGGCGTTACGTTGCTCTGGTCGTTGGCGTGGAAAACGTCACCCAGAGGAAGAATGATGCAGGTTTCAGCATTGGGAGCCGCCGCCATGAGGCGATCTACTGCGCCAAGGGTCAGCTTGCGCGCAATCTCGCTATCAAAATCGTCGCCAGATTCAGCCGCCCATGCGTACAAACCGTGGTGCGGGTCACCCATAGGAATCACATTCAGCAGCTTGGAACTCGTACCCTCTGGGGGTATGACCGTACCCAATTTGGGAATGTCTCTGCACATGGCATCAATCATTTCCCGCATCATTTCTGCTTGTCTCTCAGCGTCAGCCGAGGACTTCACCCACTGGCCTATCTTTGCCCCGTCCTTGTTGTAGTAGGTGGACACGCCTTTGACCTTGAAGCCATCCGGCACGGTATGAACCATGTCATGCTCGGGGCTGTAGCCTTGCAGTGCTGCGCGTTTCTTCAACCGTGCCAGTGACGCCATAAAGCCGCTACGGGCCACGCCGAGAGCCTTTGCAGCCTTGCGGGTTGTTCCGTGCTTCTCTAGAGCTTCGATGTAGTCAAGCTCGCGCTGAGTGGCGTATTGCGTGAGGTCTTTGTAATTCATGTGTTCACCTGTGAAAGCAACTTCTCAAGCACCACAATTGCGGAATGCTCAAGCGTTGCAATGGCTGATTCGTCGCGCTGCATAGCTGAATCAATGAGCGGCTTCATGAAGATGTGCAGGACTTCATGCAGTGCGGTTTCTCGCAAGGTCTTGGAGTTGATTGGCATGTTTCCCCAATCTTTGCCAAGGCTCCAGACTGCGAGACGGTCATCCAGAGATATGCCAACCTCGGCCATTGCGCCCTTGCTGGCAGGCTTTCCAGATGGCTCTATGCGCCAGTCTCTGAGGTTGAGCAGGTTCTGAAACTCTGCGATGTAGAGCGCAAATTCCTCTACATGCTCGGGGGTTGTCTTCATACGCCCACACCGCAGAAGTTAACGGGGAGCGTGAACTTGTAGAGTCCGGCCTGATGCGCTGCGACTGCTATCAGAATGTTGCCGTTCTTGTCGCACATGGCGCCGACTTCTACGGGGGGTGTCTGGGCTGTAGCCGAGAACGAGAGAAGCATGGACATCAAAAAGATACGCATAGAGCCTCCTAGATAAGGGCGATCTCAGCTTCACGACGAAGCACCAAGCCACGAAGAACCACACCACCGCCCCGAGTCCACTTGCGCAGTTCTGCGGGTACGGCTTCCCAATCGCCTGCATTGACTTTGCGCCGAAGCGTGGAGGTTTTGAGCCTCTTGCTGCCTAGGTTGAAAGCGAAGTCAATGATTGCGGCTAGGCGGTTTGGGTCGGTGATGTATGGACACAGCACCACCACTGCGGGTAGGTAAACTTTGCGCACCATCCACAGAAGCAAAGCGTCTGCGCGTGTTCTGGTGATTGCTGCATCACGAAGGGTTACGGGCGTACCGTCTTCGTAGTAGGTCGCCCCATAGCCAATAGTTGGGACACCCGCTGGGCATAGGTATGGGGTCAGGTACAGACCCTCAAACCTTCGGGCTAACGCTGCGGCAACTTGCACAGCGTCTGTCATTACTTGCCCCGCTTGAATAGTGAGCGGTCTGCTAGGTAGATACCCAGAGCAGCGCCGGACAAAGCGATGGTGTTTTCGCTCATGACGATCACACCGAACTCATGCAGGGTCATCATGGCTACAGCCCATGTCGCCACAGCAGGCCGGATAACTGCGTTCCAAGCGTCAACCCAGATAAGGCCGGTCTTGGTAGCGGTAGCCTTTACAGCCTCTAGCCAGCCTTGTGCCTCAATCTCACCAATAGCCGCCTCTGCTTGGACTTGAATGGTTTTTACGCCTAGTTCTGCCTGCACCGTGATGGCTTTCAGGTTGCGCTCGTGCTGGGCAGCGTCTAGCGCGTTTTGCAGCTTCATGCGGTCAATCTCTTGCGCGTGGTCTTGCTTCTTGTTCAGATAGCTAATGACCTCACCGAAGATCATGCGGAACACATTGCCGCCAAGGAAGGAGAGCAGCGCGGTAATCATTTGTCGGCCTTCTTGTCCAGCTTGTCGGAGATTTCGCGGAACATCTGGCGAATCTCTGCTGCGAAGTCTTTGAAGTCATCGCGTCGGGTGTAGTCCTTGGCGATTTCCTCCCGCAGTGCTGAGAGGTCAGCCTGCAAGCTCTTTACAGCGTCCCAGAGTTGACGGGCAAACCAGCCAGTTACAGCCAAGACAGTGCCAGCCGCAAAGTTGAATATGTCTTGGTAGTTCATGGCTGAAACACTCCCGCATGCTTTGGACGGGCTGCAATCTCTGCTACATAGGTATGCCCTGCCTTGGATAGATGCACCGTGTCGGCAAAGTATTGGATGTGGTCGCCAACCAGACCACGAGTGGTCATCTCCCTGAAAACGTCCACCACACCATCGTTGGGCATGGCTTCAGTCTTGCGCACGTAGTTTTCTTGGGCTGCGATCTGCGAACCGGAGCCGCGCTGGAAGTTGCTGGTCATCACAACCAACTTGATGCCTGCACCACGCACAGCCGCAGAGATTGCGGAGAGGCTGGATTCAAAGCTCGCCAAGGATGTGTTGAGCGCCCAATCGTTTACACCGATCATCAGCACACACACGGCAGGAGAATGCGCGATTACATCAAGCTGGATTCGTGCAAGCACCTTGGCTGCTGTGTCGCTTCCAACCCCTTTGTTGAGAATGGTTGTGTAACCGTTGGCCGTGCCGATCTTGTGGGCAAAGGTGTCAGCAGTGGTAACGCTGCCGTAGTCTGTGCCTTTAACAAGGCTGTCGCCTATGAAAACAATCTTCATGGTCACTCTCGGTAGATGTAGGAAATTTCGCCAGCGTCAAAGGTGTCTGTGCCGTTCGCCATAGTTATGCGGAACCCGTCAAGGTCGCCTACAAGGGTCACCTCTGAGGTGCCGATATAGAAACCAGAGGAAGACTCGGAACTGAGCATTGAAGTACCTATCCAGACGTTGCCAGGGTGACGCCGGAAAGTAAGACTGCCTCGGAAGGTCGCACCGGCTGCTACGTTGCCAGCCAGAAAGTGGGCGTTTGTGATGTTGTTGGAAGTCACGCCACCCGAGCCGGATGAGTTGCTAGACTTGTAGCCAGAGACAACGAAAGTGCTTGAGCGAAGCTGTGCAAGGATGTTGCTGGAGCCGTTGGTACTCAAACCAAAAAAGTTAATCGTCAGCTCGTTAATCCAAGTCGGAATACCCGAGGTAACGCTTACAGCCGTGCCGGTTGCGGTAATGAATGCGCTAAGGGTTGGAGCCTTGGTGTTTACCGTATTGAGAACACCCGCCGACAGAGATAAGCCTGTGCCTAGGGAGATTTCTTCAATTGCGCCGCTTCCTGCTGTACTGCGGCCAAGCATTCGCGCTGTTGCTTGGGTCAATCCGCTGCCAGTGATTGCACCGGCAGTCAAATAACTACCGATTGGCTGATACAGCGTAGAGAGCGCCGCCTTGATGTTGGCCCAAGTGATCTTCTTCAGGATGTTTGACGCCGCGCTGTCGTTCATCGGGAAGATGTCAGCATCTACAAGGGTAGTCTTGGCGGTAGCAGAGGCTACATGGTCACCGTCTCGCAATTGAGCGATGAAAACTCCGTGATAGCGCTGGGTGTCGTCTAGCGCAGAGGGGCTATCTCCGCCTAGCGGAAAGTTTGCGCCCGCCGTTTTTGACAGGTCAGTTATAAGGGTCGGCAGTGGCATGGGAATCCTCCGGCGCTATCGCAGCGTTGGGTGAATTGTCAGAATTGGTAAAGCGTCTTAAGATTGGGGGATGGACTCCCACTCCCCCATCTTTATCGGCTGGTTGATTGCGGTTGCGATCATTGCCGTATGGAACTCATGGCGCGGCAAGTAAACCGCCCATAGCTACAGTCGGGCCTATCAGGCCACCAGCCAGTGGGCGTCTTGGTTGCTCTGCAAGTAGTCCAGGCATCAGGTTCTGCGCTTGCCGGTTACCCATCGAAATCTCAATGTTCTTGAGCGCTGGCACCACGTTGGGGCCAATGATTGGCAGCTTGTTGAGAGCATCCAAGCCACGACCAAGCAGCAATGCGCCAGAGTTGGAGTTATTCACCGCAGAGCCTACGGGCTGGGCTTGCATCAAAGACGCCACCCGCGCATTAGTGCGCAGCGCTCTAAGTTCTTCGGGAGTGAACAAAATGGACAGCTTGCGCTCGCCCAAAGCATTCAGCGCCTTATTGAAAGCGCTTTGACTGAATTTGCCAACCTCGTCAGCAGCGCCGCTGAGTGCCTTGCTTTTCAGGTCAGCCACAACCGCATCTTTCACCACTGCCAAACCGCGAGGGCCAATCTCGTTCACAAGGTCTGCCGCTTCGTTAGCTGTACCGCCCAGAATAAACCGCCGTGCGATGCGTTGCGGGTCGCCGGATGCGCCATCAGATAGAACGCTGCGCACCAGAGGGTTGGAGTCCTCGTAGGCGTAAGCCGTGCGTGTAGCGCGTCGTGCCGCATTGACCGCATCAATCGCCTCATTCGCTGCACCGTCAGCAGCGCGCATAGATGAGGCCATGCCCTGAGTAGCAGGCAGATTGCCAGCATTGACGACGCCAGCGGGAGTTAGTTCCGACTGTTCCAAGATGCGCCGCGCAAGTCCCGCCGCCGCGCCTTCGTTGCCACCCTTAGCGACTTCACGCGCAAGCATAGATTGCAAGTTGCGATAGGCTTGGGGCGTGAATGGCTGGCCGGTCTGGAATGCTTCCATGTATCGGCTAATGGTCGGGTTCATAAAGGGCATAAGACCCTCATCCCCAAGCGCCTGATTTATGTCGCTGATAGCCTGAGAGGAAATAGGAGCGCGATAGCCTGCGGAACCTTTGGCCGTGTCCCATGCTGCCTGCTCTGCACTGCGCAAACCCGCTTGCGTGCTTCGGATGGTTCCGGCCACCGTCTCACCCGCACGGAGAGCATCACCGCGAGAAGCGCCTAGCTCGTTCAGGTTGTCAATCAGGCGGGTGTTGTTCTGGTTCTGGATTCGTGCCAAGCCTTGCAGTTGACCGTCTGCGGAGTTTGCGCCCATCTTGGCTAGGTTCTGCTCGCGGCTGATCTGTACAGGGTCAAGGGTCAACATGCCACGGGTTGGCGTCAATCCAGTAGCCTTAAAGTCCACCAAGCGAGCGAGCGCCTGCGGGTTCAGGTCTTTGCCGGTTTGCAAGGAAGAAGCCAGCTCTTGGCGCAATGATTGCCGGATTTTCTCTGGCACTTGCGAATAGTCCACGCCTGTTTTGCGGAGGACTTCGCCAATCTTGATGTCCATATCCTGCGGGGTCATTTTGTTGACCATGCCAGAAACTCTAGACTTCACCGCATTGCCCAGAGAAGGCACAAAGTTACCACCTACGCCGCCAATCACGGAAGCAAGCACTTGTTGCGTATCGGTGCCGCCAGCCTCACGCGCAGAGCCGCCAGCCAAGCCAGCGCCAGCCGCAGAGGTGAGCTGAGAAGTCGGGTTCTGCGTGAAGAATCGGCCCACTTGTTTAGCAGCTTCGCCGCCCTTCTGAGCAAGGTTACCCGCGCCCATTGTCAAGCCCGTACCTGCTACCAATCGTGTAGCGTCACCGATCACGCGCTCGTCCGCACCTTGAGGCGAAGGCAAGCCAAGAAAATCAGCGAGCTTCGTAGCCTGAACGCCCAGAGGCGTAGATTTGGGCGGGGTCTGCCCTGTAACCAAGCCGGAGAGCGTTGGCTTGCGATCTGGAGTAATGGCATCAGTCAATACGCGCAGAGGCTCTGTGACCAGTTGAGCAGCGTTTGCCGCACCTTCTAGGCCATAGCGAGCCGTTAGACCTAGCTGGCGTGGAACGTCATTCAGCAAAGAGCCAGCTTTTTTAGAGACTGGCTGAGTTAGGTTCTTCTGAACGTATGCAATGGCATCTTGCTCTGTAGCACCATCGGGCGCATTCACTTCATAGGTGCCGCCATCGGGAGATTTAATGACGAATTTAGGCATCAGTTAACCCTCTTTGCAGACCAACCACCTGGAGACATTGTGGATTTGGGGGGTGCCGCGCCTTGTGTCTCGGCCTTCTTCTCGCGTGGACGCTGCGCCCACAAGCTGTCAAAGTCGGTCAAGTTGCCGTATTGATCAAGGTGCCGCTGCATCGCGTTCGCCTTTTCAAGAGCCAAGTTGTATTTGCGCTCGTAGTCTTCTCGGATGGCCTTGTTGGTGTTTCCATCGTTTTCAAGGCTCGGCAAACCACGCAAGAACATTGCAACGTCACGATCAGACGATGCACCGGAGCCTGCCTGACGCTGTGCGGGGGCCAAACGTGCCTGAATAGCCGCCATTTCCATGGAAGGGCCAGAGCGGAATAGAGACTTGTCAGGCGTCATCTGTTGCCAGAGTGAGCCGGTAGAGTTGGCGCGGTTCAATCGTCCAAACTCGTTCAAATCGTCCATAGTGGAGCCAGCGTCTGCAATGCTGCCTTGGAGTGCTGCAAGTCGCTTGCGGCCTTCCTCGTACATGTCTTTTTGAATCTTCGCCTGATCTTGTCGGCTGAGATTAGCCGCCCAAGGTGCAGAAGCCATAGCGGGGGCTGCTGGCTGGGATGAAACGGCAGAGCCGCCGAACTGTGCTGCGAGTGCGTCCAAGTCCATTATTTAATCCCCGCTTTCATCTTGAAGCTGTTAGCTGCTGCTTGGTTTGGGAAGGTGTAAGTCTTGCCGCCTGCCGTTACGGAAACGGGAGAGCCTCCAGCCGGTTTAGGTGCAAGCGGAGGGGGCAACTCGTAGGCGTTTTTGTCATTGATACTTGCAACTTGAGCGGCACGAAGCGGAGCCACTGCACCCGCCATGATGGTCGGGCCAAGGGTGATAAATTCCTCAAAGCTCTTTTTGCCGCCGTTGGCCTTGTAGTACTCGTACTCCCGCACTTTTGTCGGGTCTGCCTCTGGCTTTGCTGGTGCTGTGTAAACGGGCTTTACCCCACCACCGGCACCGATTTGCAGCAGCGTTCCGTTAACTTCTTTGTAATCAGCCGCTTTGGGGAACAGTTGGCCCTTCAGCAGTTCGTCAGCAAACGGGCTATTTGGCTGCATGAGGTAGTTCTTCAGCGCATTGGAATCGGGGGCCATAGTCGGGCCTTCATCGCCTGCGCCGTAAACCTTCTGCTCCATCACAGCAGGTAAGCCTTTACGCCACTCGCGCTGCCCTTGTTCTTCTTCGGCTTTACGCTTAAACGCCTCAAGCTGCATCTGCTGAGTCTGCATCTGCATATCTCGGGCGCGTTTGGCCTGCTCTGCCTCTGCCATCTGTTGTTGGCGATCAATCGCCCCAGAGTAGCCCTGCATGCCTGCCAAACCAGCACGGCCCAGTGAGTTGATGGGCGCACCACTACGAGCACCAGCCAAGCCGCCAAAGGTCGCAGCTAACAAGCCTTGGCCTTCAGGTGTTTTGATGAAGTCTGAGAAACCGTCAAGTAGTCCCGCCATGTTCACCCCCACATAGTTTTACGTTGCAGCCGTGCCTGATCTACAGGAGACATCTGCATACCTTGCTGATAGAGCTGTGCGAGTGTCTGAGCGCCTGCGGGGTTGCCTTGCTGCACTTGCGGAGCCTGCATGGGCTGAGAACCACCGTCACCAAGCAAGCCCTTTACTTGACTGGCAGCGCCTGCCGCCTGCATGTAAGGCTGAAGCGATGCCATGAAGCCGCCGCTAGAAGCGGGAGCCGACAAAGAAAGCGCACTAGCAGGGGCTGAAACGCCCGTAGCGCCACCAGCACTGCCAAGCAAGCCCGTACCGCCACCCATGCCGGAGGCAGCACTAGCGCCGCCCATGCTCAAGCCAGAGCCGCCAGCAGCCGGAGCAGCCGCGCCACCAGTGCTATAAATTGCCGTCATCAGTGCCGCAGTTTTAGCGCCATCCTCCAGCGCTTGCGTCGGGCTTTTGCCGCTCAAAATGTCGGGGAGCAACCCGAATGGTGACCAACCCTTCATCATTTGCCGCCCCCGTTCTGCGTAGTAGTGGACGAACCTGTTGCACCAGACGAACCCAGCAAGCCGGAGTAAGCGGCCATCTGCTTGTATGGCAGGTTTTGCTGCTCTTGGAACTGGCTGTAATTGAAGTCGAGTCCTTGCTGTGCTGCGTCTTGCTGTGTCTGTCCTGCTTTCATCAGTTGGGCAGCATCGGTGTAGCTCTGATTTCCATAGCTCTGAGCCATACCCAATGCGCTCATTTGGTTAGCGCGGTCTGTGCTGTAGGCGTTGCCATACATCTGGGTTGCGATGTCGCCCATCTGTTTCGCGCCTGTCTCAGCGATGCCAGAGTTACCAAAGGAGCCGGAGCGGGCGTCCTGCGCGTTCATGTTGCCAACAACGCTCTGTTGCGCTTTCTGCACCATCGAATCAAGGTAGGGATTGGTTTGACCACCTTGGAGCGTGCTTACCAATGTTTGGTTGGCTGCGTCCATCACCGGACTGCCATTGGTAGCCCGTTGGGTAATCATGTCCAAGCCGGTGTTTTGGGTGCTGTTCAGGTCTGCGAATCGCTGGCCTGTATAGGGCGTGTAGCCCGATTCCTGCACGCCTTTGGCTGCTTGGGTTGCGTAGTCAATCAACGGCGAAAACCGTGGGTCAACAGAATTTTGTGTAGTGGACGAACCACCACCAGAGCCACCACCTGCCATGTCAAGCCTCCACTTCTAAGATGCTGTACACCGGCTGAAAACCGGCTTTCATACGATACAAACGCGCCTGAGCTTCCTTGGCTGCACAGCGCACTTTGGAGCATCCCAAGTCTCTTGCGAGGTGTTTGATTGCTTCAAAAAACTTCTCAAAGCCGCCGTTGTGTGCGACTAGATCAGTGATGAAAAGAACCCGCATGTTCGGGAGCTGGTCAACACGAACCACGCCCCATCCCACCGTCTTTTCGTCTATTGTCATTTCTAGTAAAGAGCGCTCGCCCCGAGAGAGAATCATCTTCAACTGAGCGCCTTCAATCTCGCCGCCCGAGGTATCGCAAGCCTCTGACAAGCAAGACGCGCCACGCTTCCACGCTATATCTATGTGAGTAGCGGGAACGGGGATTAGCCGAAAGCCAAGGCTCTTGCCGCTAATGGTTGGTTGAATGTCAAACATTAGTTGCCTGTAAGGGTTCGCTGTTGGAGCCAAGTGCCAGGGGTTCCCGAGGCTGTGCATATCCAAGAATCGACTACATACTTCGACCCACCCGAGCCAAGCTCAGACGGAGCAGAGTTGCGCACCTTGTCGCCACGGTTCCACGTCCCCGTAGTAGGCGCAGCAGTCAGGGCGGTGTAGTGCGCTCCTATGCTTCCTTCAGATAGGGCATTCAGTTGGGCTGCGATCTCACGCAAGACGCGCAAGGTTTCAACGTCAGCGCTTAGGCGGTTTACGTTGACTTTCATGCTGTGCCCTCGGGTGTCAGGGCTGCGTCTACTGCTATCAATTCGTGATCGCCGGTAAACGTGAAGGCTGCACGGTGAAAGCGAGCCGACTGCATCACATCAAACTTACCGTCAGACATAGAGGCAGCAGGGCCAGCAGTGAGAGACTCACCAAGTTCTGCCTTGCCGAAGACTTGCACGTTAGCCGTAGCGGGTTTCTTGCTTTGCGAGAAGCGCAGGCGCACCTTGGATAAGAAGGTGTAACGGTCATCGTCGCCCACGTCACCAGTCGTAAAGCCAGAGGACACAGAAACGCCGGTTAGCGTCTTGAGCTGGGCAGATTGGAAGACCGACAAAGCACGGCCACCGGCTAACCAATACTGAGAATCAAAGCTGTATGCGCTGAGTCCGTCAATGGTTGCGGAGATAGTCGAGAGGTCATCAATGGTGACGCCCTGAGAAACGTAGTTCATCGCCGCTTGAATAGCAACGTCTGCCAGTCCCCATTTCTTGGTGAGCAGGTGATAAACAAGCGCTTTGTCTAGCGTTGTGCTGTTCTTGGAAGCAAAGAACGTCCATACATGCCCGTTCTGCCGGTCATAGATGCACTGTGTTTTTGCTCGCAGATTGGGGTTGGAGTTGTCAAAGAACCACTGCTTAACCTGTCCGGTGCCTACTTGCTGTGGGCGTGAACCGTCAAAAATCCACAGAGCGTCAAGACCTACAAAGAAGTGCGCTCCGTCAATATCGCACCAAGCATCCTGCCCAACACAACCCGCACCAGCGATTGCGCGCCAATCCCAGACAGAGGGAGCGCCAACATACTGCCCGATATGCAGGGCGCGTTCCTTGTAGGCGACTGCGTACTCTCCCAAGCGTCCACCGGCTGTAATTTGTCCAGGCGCATCCACCAACCGCCCACGCGCTGCCAAAGTCGTAACGCTTGGCGTCCAATCTGTTTCGTCAAAAGCCGCGCAGCAGTGCCAACCGTCTTGCTTTACCGCTCCGTCATTCGTATTGAGCGCCATGACCTGAGAGCCAACGCTGAAAATGATCTTCGCCTTTGGAGCAGAGCCAATCGCAGAGAAAGCGCCGGAACCGTTAGAGCGCTGGATGGTGTCGGCAAGGTTTGCGGCTAGGGTCGAGTTGCCAAACTGAGCAAAGGCCCAGCGGGTATCAATGCCACCAGCGTAAGTACCGGCTGAAACGTCTGTCCAGCTAGAGCCGGAGAGTTCATAGAGCTTTGTGGTCGTACCGGCAAACACTCGGCGCGTGTCGTCCAGCTTGTTGATGGTTGCCGCACCAATACAAGCAGCAGCAAGGGCAGCGATACCCGAGGGAATAGCGGCAGACGGTGCGCCCTTCATACCCTTTTCAGTGGGTATCAGATTGGTGCAGTCCGTCATCACACCGGCTACGGTGCTTTCAGCGTCAGGAGTGAAGCCTAGGAGGTTTTGCATTAGCGCCTCGGCTTCATCTGCATAGAACCGGTTGTAGGCTGTGCGCGTCGGTCAGCAAATCGCTTCACACTGTCCAGCAATGGAGGAATCTGGCCGGATAGCTTGGCAATCTCGGACTCATTGCGCACATGCTTGGCACCTTCAAGAGCGGAGGCGTAGAGATACAGGTCGGCTGCGTTGTCTAGGAGCCAATTGGTGGACACAGACACGCTCAGAGGCTGAACATCGGGGATGTAGTAGAGCTTGTAGGCTTGACCCGTGCCAGCGCCCCAGATTCGCAGCTTGTTGTTCTCCAGAGCGAATGAGTCGGGGTTAGTGCGATGTGCGCTCTCTGGCTGTGCTTTGTAGTCGAGGGAATATTCACGCTCGGCCACGGTGCAAGTGACACGAGAGAGAGTGCCGAAGTCGCTAGGAAGGTCGGCATATTCGCCGGTTGTCGTGCCAGTGGTGGAGATTTGCAGCTCTTTGACTTGCAGCTCTCGGAATAAATAGGACTCAGCCAGTGCGATGAAGTCAGGCACTAGAGCGGAGAGGTCAGAGCGGTGCAGATAGGCTGCGACCTTGGTTTGGAGTTCGCTGTAGTTCATTTGAGGAACTTGTCAAACGAAACAAAAGCCGGATTAGCTCGGAGCCAGTCAAGGACGTACTTCTGGCGCTCCTTGTTGCCTTTGATCTTCATGACCTCGGCATATACCGCCATTGGGATGGTTCCTACCTTGCGGCCATCGCCCCAGCGCTCTCCAGCCGTAGCAACACGCTCTGCATGAGCCTGCTCCAAGAATGGCTGTGCGTCATAGGTCAGCTTTGTGACCGCCTGATCACCTTCAAACGTGACTTGCTTATGTACGCCGTAAGCGTGGTAACCATCGTCTACGGTAAACGAACCAATGCTGCTCATGAATAAACCTCCGGCGCTATCCCAGCGTTAGGGCGATTATCAAAAGTGGTAAAGCAATGAAAAAAGGGGGCCGAAGCCCCCTCTTACAAACCCTCTAGGGGTTAGCCGCCGGACAAGTTGGCAATCTTGCCTTGTGCATCGGAAGAACGAACAGCCAAGCAGCAATCCATGGTGATCAATTGCTTTTCGCTGTCGCCAGTCTTAGCCAGATCGGAGGTTTTCACGCCGTCCAAGTAAGCCATGTCGATGTAATCCATGTTTAGCAGGTAAGCGTCAGTTGCGCCGCTCATCAGATAGTGTGGGACGATTTGAACCGCACCAAAGTCTCCGATAAATACGTCTGCACCAGTCACTACCACGCCTTGCTTCTTGCCAGTGTCCAAACGGTTCTGAGCAATACCTGTGAAGGTGGAGAACACAGCTTTGTGAGCTGGGCCCATCACCAGCATGTCAGGCTGTGCGGAGGAGTTGGTAAACACGGACTGCTGAACAGAGTTCAGGAAGCCAACAGCCAAAGCGCGGTTAGTACCTGCTGTGGGTGCTGTGGTTGGTGCGCCGCTTGTCCAAGAGGCTGTTGCACCAGCGCCACCGTGGGAGGTGTTCTTGTACAACTGAACGCCCAGACCAGCAGACTTGCCAGCTACGGAAGTGGTGGAAGCTACGGCTACGTTGTTGGACACAACCATCTTCTCAACGTCACGCTTCAGCTCCAGGTACGCCTTAGCCTTGAGCAGGGCCTGCTCAGAGCCACGACCGGCCTTCTTGATGATGTTGGCACGGCGAGAAGTACCAATTACCTTGCTGAAAATCTGGCAGTGATTGCCGACACGCTCGGTAGCAACTTGTGCTTGCAGAGCGGTGTCATCACCGTCAATCATGGCGTTGTCAGCGTTGGCGGCTGCCAATGCATCGCGCTGCCATTCGTGGAAAGTGCCAGTTGCAGTCACGCGACCAGCGGCAGAAGTGATAGGTGTCTCAGTGGGCGAGGTTTGGAAAATCTTGTCGATCAAGTCTTCACGGTTGCCCTTGAGGGAGTCTTTTTGATACAGGTTTGATGGAACTGCCATGATGAAATCTCCTTAGCCCAGAAGGGCTGCTAAATCGTTGAGCTTTGCCTTGCCCGAGCGGAATTTGTTTTCCAGTGCTTGGGTTTGGCGTTCTTTGGCGGGTGTTGGTTGTCTTACGGGTAGCTTTGGAGCTGCTGTCACCTTGGCGGTAACGGCTGGCTTCTGAGCCTTCAGCGCTTGATAGGCGGCTGCGTCTTTGAGAACGCGCACCATGCGGGGGTCATAGACAGTGTTCAGCTCGTCTGCCGAGAAGCCGTAGAGCTTGTTTGCGCCCTCGTAAATCTTGGCTAGTGCTGGCTTGTCAATACCGTCCTTAGACAACTCGACCCATGCGCGCTCAAACTGCTGCTTCGTCGCTTGTTGTTGACGTTGAGCTTGCTCTTGTTGTGCGGCTTGCTTCTCTTGCAGAATCTGGTTTTCCAGACCGCCGAGAAACTCTTTGATGTCGCTTTGTCGCTGGGACTCTGCTACCCATTGAGCGGGGTCTGATCTGGCAAGTGCTGCCATTTCTTCCGCGCTCTTGATGCCAGCCATTTGCGTAATAGCCGCCCGTGTCACCTCGGCTTGTTGCAAGTAGTGGCTGCGCACCTCGTCGTGCTTAGTCTTCAGGAATTCCACCGCTTGAGACTCACGCTCGGCCAAAGCGGAAGTTTTGCGGGTGTAGTCTGCCTGTCGCTGATACCCTTTTACGAGTTCAGACTCCGTGACTTCTTCAGTCACATCTTCGCCGCTATCAGATTTGATAGTGACTTTCACCTTGCGCTCGGGTGCAGGCTCGGTGTCTTCTTCGGCTTCGGCTTCTTCGTCTTGCGACTCGTCGGCGTCGGCTTCGTCCTGTCCGTCGTTTGCTTCCTCACTCGTATCGCCATCGGCGGTGAGTTCGTCGGCTAGTTGTTCTGCTCCAGTTTCTTCGTTGGATGCCTCATCGGGCGTGTCCAGAAATGAAGCAAGGTCGGCTAATCCACCACTTGAATCGAGTGCGGTGTCCGCTTGTTCGCTCATGTTGGCTCTTTCGTCTAGTTCCACCCCCTCGGCACTAGGGGCAGAGCGCAGCGCTTCTCAGCGGTTGCTAAATGGTCGAGTGCCCGACCTAGAAAAACTTTCGTGCAGCCTGCTTGAGCTTGGATTCATCGCGCAGTGCATCTATTTCAATGCGGTGCTGTGCGAGCTTCCCCTTCTCTACTAAGCCGCTCAGAATGGCCTCAAAACGCTCTGTAACCTTGGCGTATTGCAAGAGCAGAAGCGCACCCTCTTTGTCTTGCACTGGATGCGTTAACCACTGCTGCACCACCGCATCACGCAAAAGCTGCATCGCCTCTTTGTATGCTGGGTTGTCCAGCACTTCGGAAGCGTTGCGTCCTGCTTGTACGTCTTGGCGATCTGTCATGCCTTAATTGTCAGCATTGGTAAAGCGGCCTCCGTGCTGAGGGGATAGGGTTAAACCTGCAAGTCGCCGCTCAAGTGGTAGCCAATC